AAAGTCACATACAGACGTTACACAAACTTTGCTATTGAGTCTATTGAGCAAACTTTCAACGGCCAAGCCGATTTCGGTCGCCGTGTCACATGCATTATCAGCAGAAATGGTGATCTTGCCTACCGCACATATCTCCAAGTCACACTTCCTGAGATCAACCAACTTATGGGCAGCGCCGCCAACGTTACCTCCGGTAACAACGCCGTGTACGCTCGTTGGTTAGATTACCCTGGTGAGCAGCTTATCGCTCAAGTTGAGGTTGAAATTGGCGGCCAACGCATTGACCGCCAATATGGTGACTGGATGCACATCTGGAACCAGCTCACAATGACATCTGAGCAACAACGTGGCTACTTCAAGATGATTGGTAACACCACCCAACTTACCTTCATCACCGATCCCTCTTTTGCGGACGTTGATGGTCCTTGTGACTCCAACGCTCCTCGCCAAGTGTGCGCTCCTCGTAACGCCCTTCCTGAGACCACCCTTTACGTGCCCCTCCAATTTTGGTTCTGCACAAACCCTGGTCTTGCCCTTCCTTTGATCGCCCTCCAATACCACGAGGTCAAGATTAACCTTGACATCCGCCCCATTGATGAGTGCTTGTGGGCCGTCACCACCCTCAGCTGCAACACCACTCGCTACGGCGCTCCTGGCCCTATCAATGCCAATGGCGTTGTTGTTGGTGGATACACTGGGTCTGGTGCTAATCCTTATGCCAACCAGAACGTAAACCAACAACCCTTTAGCACCCCTGTCAGCGCCACCATCGCTTACAATCAATCCCTTGTCGCCGCGTCTTTATATGTTGACTACGTGTTCCTTGACACTGACGAGCGCCGCCGTTTTGCCCAAAACCCCCACGAGTACCTTATCACTCAGCTCCAATTCACTGGTGATGAGTCCGTTGGTTCATCCAGTAACAAGATCAAGCTCAACTTTAACCACCCTGTGAAGGAGCTTATTTGGGTTGTCCAACCTGACCAAAACGTAGACTACTGCTCATCCCTTCTTTGCGGCGGAACCCTCTTCAGCGTCCTTGGTGCCCAACCCTTCAACTACACAGATGCCATTGATGCTCTTCCTAACGCTATCCACTCCTTCGGTGGCCCTGCCGAGCTTCAAGGCCAAAACGCCTTCATTGATGCTCGCGGCCTCTTCCAGGACGCTGGTGCCATGGACGAGTACGTACCCCCTGGCTTCACTGGCTACTGGCACGGAGGTGTTTACAACAACTCCTTGACAGAGACCCACTTTAGTGGAAGTAACATTCCTCGCGCAGACGGTTTGAATCTTGCCGACTCTACAACAAACTCTGCCGCTATCCTTGCTTCCCTTGGCCTTTCCAGCCTCAACCAGTTGGCTCCTTCCTACGGAAACTACAACCAAGGCTCATCTGTGTCCGATGCCGGCACCTTCGTGCTCTCTGAGACCTCCCTTGACATGCACTGTTGGGGCCAGAACCCTGTCGTTGTTGCCAAGCTCCAACTCAACGGCCAAGATCGCTTCTCTGAGCGTGAAGGCTCATACTTCTCCTGGGTGCAACCTTACCAAGCCCACACTCGCTGCCCTGATGAGGGTATCAACGTGTACTCCTTCGCTCTCCGCCCTGAGGAACATCAACCTTCAGGCACGTGCAACTTCTCACGCATTGACAACGCCACACTCCAACTTGTGCTCTCCAACGCCACCGTTGAGGGCACTCGCACCGCCAAGGTCCGTGTGTATGCCACCAACTACAACGTCCTCCGCATCATGAGTGGTATGGGTGGGCTCGCATATTCCAATTGAGCGGATTGGGAGGCATTTCCATATTTTATTATATATATTTTTGTGTTAAAACAACTTAGATAATTCATATTATTATAATTTATAATATGAATAAAATTGATTCATATCAAAATGAAATGTCTTCATTCACAAGTGATATTATGAAGCCAGTGTATTCTACAAACAAAGAATTATTGTGCGGAGTTATTGAATATAATAACAAGAGTTATCTTGTTGATTTAAGCGACAAGGATAGAATTATTAACTTTAATAAAACGTTTGTATTTGCAAATGCTGATGATATGTATCCTTCATACTCTTATAACTACAAAAGATTCAGTTATATAGATTTCATATTTTCATTTAGCCAAGAATCGGTCTATTATGTTTTTAAAAATGAAAATCCATTAGATCTTAGAAGATGCAATGTAGAAATATATCATTGGTATCATAAAAATATTCTTGATTCATATGAGATTATTGAATACATTAATGGTCATTATTTGACTATGGGTCAAGATGCAAATATTATGAAAAATCCTATGTGGAGAGTAAAGGAAAATAATAAAGAATATTTATTAATGTATTGTGAAAAAAATACAATTTGTAAATTGTGCATTGAAAGTTACCAGAAAGTATTAGAATATGAAAGTAATAAAAATAACGGAAAAAAGATTACTTGGTATAAACACCAAAATGGATATATTTTATGTTCATTAAATTTGTATATTCATCAAATAATTATGAGTTGTCATGGAAATGGTGCAGGAACTAAAAATGTTAGCGTTGATCATATTGATCAAAATCCTTTAAATAATTCACTAGAAAATTTACGAGTGGCCACAAGAAAAGAACAAGAACAAAATACAAAGGGAATTAAACCAGGAACAAAAAGGGAAAGAAAAAATAGTGCAAAAGATTTACCAGATGGTATAACCCAAGATATGTTAAAAAAATATGTAGTTTATTATCAAGAATGGTTAGATGCAGAACATACAAAGCAACGAGAGTTTTTCAAGGTTGAAAAGCATCACAAATTAGATAAGCCATGGACAACTACAAAATCTAATAAAGTTTCCATTCTAGAAAAACTTGCACAAGCAAACAAGGTTGTAGACGATTTAGAGAATAACGTTTATCCAGAAAAGGAAACCCCAACATTACCAAAATATATATCATTAATTACAATGCGTGAAAAACCTCATCTTGTTTTTGAAAAACGCGTTGATGGAAAACGATTAAACCTTAAAATGGTTTTGCCAGAAGAATATGATTTGCAAGAACAAGTTGGGAAATTTTTAGAGAAAGTTAAAGCAAAATACTGCGAAGAAACAGCTTAAAAACATTAGACCATATTAAACCATAAAATGCAAATATTCGTGAAAACTTTGACTGGAAAAACTATCACTCTTGAAGTTGAACCAAATGATTCAATTGAAAATATCAAGAGTAAGATTCAAGAAAAGGAAGGAATTCCTCCTGATCAACAGCGTCTCATTTTTGCCGGAAAGCAATTGGAAGATGGGCGCACTCTAGCTGATTATAACGTGCAGAAGGAAAGCACCTTGCATTTGGTTCTCCGTCTTCGTGGCGGTTAATATTTAGTCAATATTCTTGTATTTTAAAAGTAAGATATACATATTATATCAATAATATATATATATATATGACAACACCTGCAACCCCAGATTATACAAAAAAATACAGTAAAAACATTGATGATAAAACTGGTGATTATTGCATTGATACCGCCAAAGAACCCATATTTGCCGCCGCATTTGTTCCAGCTGCACCAGGAGATCCAAAAGATAACAATGAAAGAAATAAGAAACCTATACCAATGGCTAGACAGTTGGTATTATCACAAGGCGATTATTTTTCAATTGGAAATTTAGGCGAAACATTTAGAGAATATCAACAACGTTATTTTGATCAAGGGAGTAGAGGAATGCAACCAACTGAAGAAATTTACGACCCTAAGAACACCAAATTTATGTGGAAAGACTATAATGATGCCAAATGCCCATTGAATAAAGGTAAAATATTATGCATAGCATCAAGTCCAGGTGCGCTACAACAATATATTAAATATGATCCTTATGCGAGGCCAGGAACAAGTAAACATTCTTTAGAATATAAAAATTCACCTGAAAAAGACAAAATTGCTTTTGGAACAGATAGAAATACTATAGTTGTAGTATGTCGTGAATATTGTGGGGGTCAATATAAATTTGGAGAACAAACATATAAATATTGCGACCCACCTGTAGTATTGGGAGAAGAGTTACAAAAAGGTGGTAATGGAAGTGACGATGAAAGAGATTGGCAAAGAGAAAAAGAATTAACAGAAGAAGAGAAGAAAGAACAACAAGAAAAAGAAGATGAAGAAGCATGGGAAAGAGGTGAAAACCCACCCCCTAGAGAAGATATAAAAATAGTTCCAAGCCATGCAGGACCTGTAAATTCTATAGCATGGAGTCCAGATGGTAAAAGATTAGTATCTGGTTCATCTGATACAACCCTGCGCATGTGGAGTGTAAATTTAAGAAACGCAATAAATTTGGAACAAAAATATTTAGATTTACCTCAAATAAAAGCAAAAAATCTTACTTTTAAAGATTTGGCTTGGAATATGAGACAATCTGAAACACAACGTGCATTTGAAAATTGGAAAAATGAACAACGCAAAGAAACATATTGGGAGCGTGAAGAATGGAAATGTGATTGGACTACAAAAAAAGAAGATTTTAAAGGGTATAGTCGTTATCATGCTGCACCAATTGTCACAGTAGCATGGAGCCCAGATGGAAAATATATAGCATCCGGATCAGAAGATAATACTATAATCATATGGAATCCAGAGAATGGCAAGTTTATGCAAAGATTACAAGGACACACTAAACCAATTTGTTCGGTAGTATGGTCAAGCGACAGCAAAACACTAGTTTCTTGTTCTGAAGATGGCTCAGTAAAAGTATGGAAATTTAATGGAACTAACTTGACATTGGATAATACATTGCAAGAAGAATCTACTCATTTATCACGTGTTGCAATAAATGAAAATTATATTGCAGCTGGCTCTGATAACGGTGTCATATACATATGGGATGCAAAAACCTATAAATTTGCCACATTATTAAAAAAACATTATGGAGAAATAACCGCATTGTTTTGGAGCGAATTAATAACTGGAAAATTCTCTAATGTGGATGTAGAGGTAAAAAATATATTAATATCAACCTCTTTAGATAAAAAAATATGCGTTTCACATATAGATAATAATATAAATAAGATTAAGAGAAGACGAGCACACAACGTGACAAGAAAATTTTTAAAAGAATCAATGATTAGAGAAACAGGTCGCCCAGACATGGGAACTAGACGCGGTGGCCCAGCGTATCACCAATTTTTGAAACAAATAGAAGAAGAACAGATAGAAGGAGTAAAAGAACAACAACAAGAAGGTAAAGAAAATCCGGAAATACGTGGATTTAAATTAAAAACTGAAGGCGGTTCAAAGGGAAATAAAAGGAATATTAGAAAGGCTAAGAAAACTAATAAAAGGAAAACTAGAAAAGATAAGAAAACAAATAAAAAGAAGACGAATAAAAGGTAAAATTAATTTCAAAATATTGTAAAAAGACTTAAACCGATTCTAACAAATAACAATAATATGTTTAAAAAACTATTGTTATTTCTCTCTTATATCTCTTTGAGTAACCAAATGTTTATGACTCCCCATTCTTTCTCGCCTTTTCAAAACAAGACAAACTCCTCAACAATGCAATATTATCCTATTTCAACACCACATGAGATTACACAAAAACGAAAAAAATGCGATGATGCGTTAACATTTTTAAAAATCTGGGCAACACTCTTTGTTTTTACTTTTCCATTTATTTCATTTCCATACTATAAGGAAAACTAAAATAAATATATTTTTACCACAACACATGCATCGCCAAGTTATTTGCCGAAAATTTGTTGTTTTTCCAATTACCTCGCATACGCGATGACCTATTCAAATAATCTTTTCTCCGAGTTTTGTTTTTATGTTTGGTATAATCCTCATATCCCATTTGACCAAAATAAACCCACTTGTTCGTTTTTGGGTCTTTTACCATATACTTCTTCTCCTTGCGCGTGCTTCTAAAAATCTTACCATTTTTCCTACCTAAATACTTGTATGCCATTCGTTGTGCCTGAGCAGGATTTGAATATTTATAAATGTTGTCTCTCATAATATAAATATAAACATATTTTAATTATGCCTTTGAAAATTTAAAAAATTGATTTCAAAATATAACATAAATGTATTTTATCAATTACTTAAAATGACGACAAGTTCAATTATGCCCATTTATTTCAAAGTTGCCAGAACCACGGACACGGCAATGTACGACATTGATTTGGGCTGGACTACAGAACAGTTCATCAACATCATGAGAGAAAAAGTTATTGAGGATTTCATTTTGGAGAATGCCGAGTTTGTGGACACTGCTCAAGAACAAATAATAGGAGTCGCAGCAGAAGATGCGCCTGCTCTAAGACCCACAAATAGAACCATTCGCGATTATTATGGCGTTCGCATTTATCACTTGGCATTTTATATTCGCCCTATACCAGCAAATGGTATAAATATTGCGCCACCAGAAGAAGTTCCTGAATTTCCACAAGAACGAGCTTGTGTAATTTGTTTGCAGAGAGAAAGAAATCTTCTATTTATGCCTTGCAATCATCTGTGTGCCTGCGCAGAATGTGGACTGAATCCAACTATCAGAGTTTGCCCTATTTGCAGAGCTACTTTTGACAATCGCACGGTTGTCTACGTATAATTTAAAATTGATTGTTATTTAATTTTCATATTATATAACAACCCAAAATGAACACAGATGAACTAATAGTAGGAAAAAAATATTACTTTTATGAAGTTCATCCAAATGGACCAGAAACTGTATATAGAGCAACATATTTGGCCGTTTTTACTAATGCAGTTCTAAGTTATTTAATAAAAAAGAGGATTGACCCTGTAACAAATCAAAACGTTTTACAATATACTCCATTGCATTGGTTTTATAAAGCAGAATTGCTTGAAGATGTATTGGATAAAACGTGTCTACCAACAGATACTATACGCATTATTGACTCTTATTTATAAAGTTGTGTAAAAATTATTTTGTCCGCATATTATAACTACAAATGTGTCGTTTATTTTTTTCATTAACAAAAAGTTCAAGAAACAATGAACCCAAAAGGCAATTATTAAACTTTTTTGATAAATGTGAACAACAAGACATTAAAGATGGCTTTGGAATATGCTGGTATAATGACAAGGACTGGCACACCTATAAAAAGCCTCTCCATTATAGAGACGACCCTCACATATTTAAAAAAGTTGATAATATATCTAGCAAAGTTATTTTAGCGCACGCAAGAAACATTAATAAGACAAATGTCCCAAAACACCGCGTTGAAAAAGAGAGATGCCTTGAAAACACTCATCCCATTTCATACAAGGAAACGATATTTATGCATCATGGGGATTTATTGCTGGAAACAAAAGAAGGCTTAAAAGGATATCAGAGATTCAAGCATTTACCAGAATTCAAGAGAAAGATTAGAGAAATTATAGCATTATTAGACCCTGTATTATTAAAAGACATGAAAGGGAATACCGACAGCGAACTTCTATTATTTTTATTTCTCTCTGTTAAGAAAATCGTTGAGTTGGAAAACCCAAAGGTAAACGAAGAAACCCTAATTTCCCACAGCTTTAAAAAAATGGTAAAGCTAATAAAAGACACAAAATTAGTGAACAGGTCTAACATTATTCTTGCACACGATGATTACATTTTAATAGCAAAAATTATTAAAAATGACTCCAAATTCATTGCAGGTGGTTTAGATATTTATGTTGATACTATTCAAGATGGAATAATTATTTCTAGCTGCAAATTATCCCCTAGTGCAAAAAACATGAAAAGCAATACAGCTATTATTGTAAATCACAAAAAAAATACAATAAATACAATTGTATTATAAAAGAGGGAAAGCTTTATTCTTGAGTAAACTAAGTCTTTACTCAAGAATCTATAAATTCGTAAATAAATATAATTTAAGACTGTTCAACAAGAGTAAAAAAGTCATTAGATATTTTTTTATAAGTTTCAAAATCAAATTCGTTTGAATCTATTTTAACATTTTTAACACGCATATTTATTAATTCATTGCAATTTTTAGTATTTTTTATAAAATTTGAAATAGATTTTATTCTAAAAAACAATGCAGAACTTTTCGTTTGAATTTTATGTATTATTGATGTTTTTTTTGTAGAAGATTCAATTAATTTATTATATACTAATTTGTTTAATTCTGTATGAGATTCTATATTTCCAAGTTTCATTTCAATTAAATATAATTCTGTAATATTTGTATCTTTTATAATTGAAAATAATTTATTGCTTAAACTAGTACCATTTACAAACATAACAACATTATTATTATTATTAAGAGTTTTTTTTATTCTTGAACTTCTATCTTTTGCTATATTTTTTTTTTCTAATATGTCTATTGCTTTAGCATCAAATGAATTATTATTAAGCATTTTGTATAAATAATAATATGATTTTTCAAAATCAAAATCTGGTTTAAAATATTCTATTACTTTCTGAGAATAATCGCAAAATTTATTATTAAAATAATCTTTAATAACAACATTAAATTTTTCATTGGGATTTATATTATCAATGTTCTTTTCCAAAAATTTTGCAAAATATAATGGATCTAAAAAACCATAATAATGAGTGCATATTATTAGCTTGCCTTCTGTTGGTTTTTTAAATAAATCTAAAGTATCATCGCAATTAACATGTAAATTTTGTATTATATTATTGTTTATTTTTTCCTTAAAAAAATTTAAAACACGCGACATTATTTAAATATAATTTAGATTTTTATTTTTATTTTTATTAAATTATTTATTGCAAATCTCTTATAATTTTTCTAACTAAACAATTTATTCATATTTTTTACTTCTGGTTTATCATGTTCTTCGTAAAACAATTTTGTTATTTGTTCATCGTCTCTAAGACGCACAGAATATGTTTGCTGAATGTTATTTCGCCCAATGCGTCCAAGAGCTTGAACCATTTTTTCTTGAGTCAAAATCAAGTCTTTACTCAAGTATCCGTGACAAAACTGATAGTTAGTTCCATAAATGTAATCACTTGACGCGATAATCATGTACAGCTTTTGAGCGTCTGCCAGCTTCTTCATAATTTCAGTGTATGTTATATCTGGATGATTTGTGAAAACTCCAATACCCATTAGCAGCAAAATCTTCCAATTATCTGCAACATTCTTGAGCATCATAATTTCAATAACCGTTTGGTCGTCTATGTCACTTGTAAATGCAGCATTTGTAGATTGCGATTCTGCCCACTTTCTCAAATGCATAACCTTATTTGGAACAAACGTCTCATTCAACTCAGCGGTCTTGATCATCGCTCGCAACCTATCAAGCTCTTCATTAATTTTATTCATGTCTTTATTGTTTTCATTGGGCGCATTATTTTTCTTGCCATCATCTTTTTTAGAATAATTTTTTCCGCCGAATTTTCCACCACCATCTGACTCCAAAACTTTAGTTTTGCTCTTCTCCTCCAACGTTTCCAAATCCTTTTCCAATTCGTCTATTCTCTCATTTACGCGATTATTAAATTCAATCTTTTCAAGAATTGCATCCATTGCTTGAACTGGAATGTTTGCTTGTTGAATGCAAAACTTGGCAATCTTTTCAACGTCTTCTGATAGAAAGATGGTTGGACCATCCGTTAATGTATACGCATCTTTTGTGCTAACATAAATTGCACTGTTTCCTAAATCTTTTTCTTGAAGAGCCGCGCTGTTAACAACTTGCTCGCTCATCATCTTTGTAAGAGGTTTGCCTGCGTTTGCATTTACAGTATACGTATTAATGCCAGGTCCAACGCTAGCAACCTTTTTAAGTTTATTCCCCTTTTCATCAATAGTATTGTTCTGAGAAATTTTTCGCGGTCTTCCTATTGTTAGAGATGCGTAAATCTCCATCCAAGCCCCTGATTTAATCTTACCAAGTAGCTTCAAATAATGCAACTTGATATTTTGCATACTCACATCATCAAGGGTTGCAAAACTTCTGTCTATCTTTGCGCTATTTGAATTGACAAAGTTGTTTTTCTCCACAAAGACAATGAATTTAACAATTTCCTCCAAATCAAAATACCTAAGCAATGTCAAATTTTTCTCGCAGTGTCTTGCAATCTCCAATACAGTGTCATAATTCTGGCTTAAAAGATGAGGCAACACTACATAGCCACTCTTATTGATAATTGGAATTGATTTTTTGCAATCGTGACTGACAATATTATGAATCTTTGCACCTGGAAATTTTTCGGCGAAACTCAGAGTAGAGTTTGGAAGCTCATGAAGTTTTGGCAAAGTCGCGGACGACAAAACCAAATTTGGAATCAAGTTTTCTTTCCAATTCTGATTAATATATGAGTGAAGTTCATGTTCTTCGCGGTCCATTGCAATAGTTGGCTCATCCCAACAAGTAACAATATTTTCCGCTGGATTAAATGCTAGCATATAATACATTGCACACAAATATGAACGCACGTCGCAAATCATTATTTCCACCTTGTCACCAATGCTATTATCAACTTTTCCAACTCCACCAGACTTTTTATTCTTTTTATATTCTTTTGCTGCAAAGAAGTGTAATCTAATATCATCCGCACTTGCACAACCAAATGCAAATGCAATTTTTTTGCCCATTGAAATAGCTGACCTAGCCAACGCCAACCCAACGTGTCTTGCAGCGCAGACAAATATTACGCGAAACTGCTGAGAAAGTCCAATTGGGGTCAAAGTCTTACCTGTTCCAGTAGGTGCAATATACAAGACCAACTTTGCATCTATTGATGGAATCTTGGTTTCTCCCATTACTTTAAAAACCGTTGCAGGCTTAACATCTTCATCACATAACGCGTCGTCGTCGTCTCCAAATTTTTTATTTTCCCTAAATTTTTCAAGTCGTTCCATAAAATGAGGGTTTTTCATTATAGTGAAAATATCTTTTTGATGCTCATACAACATCATGTCTGCATTTTTGAGCAACATTTCGTTTTTTTCAATATATTCAACCGATTTTTCTATCATGGTTGTCATATTAATTTCCTCCTCAAATTTGCATAAAACATTAGCAACCAATTGCTTAATATGTTTATTAATATTTAAAACAGTGTTTCTATTTAACTTATGAATTGTAAAATAGTGCAAAAGCCATTCATTTAAGTCATTTTCCTTGCAGATCATTAACTTTTCAAGAACATCAAGCAACAATGTTTCATAAACCATTGGAATTCTTGAAACATCATTTCTATCCAACCGAATCAAATCAGCTTTTTTCATTTTTGGATTGCTGTTTGCGCCGACTTCCAGAATTTCTCCATTTTTTAGACACTTTGTTTTAAGTTTTTTAATTCTTTCAGCAAAATACTTGTTGTATAAGTAGTCTTCCATTTCACTGTTGTTTTCAACTTTCAGATATGAAAGTAATGAAGTGGCTTTGTTATATTTTATATTAACAGAAGAAGTACCATTAATAATTAATTGCAATACTTCTTTTTCTTCCTCGGATACTGGAACCTCAATAGATTCCCATTCCGACCGATTAAGCTTTCTTTGAGTTAGATCCATGTCTGATGCGGTGTTTGTATTTATTATCATTATAACTTTATATTTTCATTTCAATTTTATTTAAAATTGATCGCAATAATAGCTTAAAAAAGAAAACAAACATTATACAACGATGTCGGCAAAAATGCGTCCTAATTTTGTTTCAATTGAAGGAAATATTGGTTCAGGAAAATCTACTCTTCTTGCAAATTTAAATGAACTGTTAAAAGATAATAAAAAGGTTGTCTTTTTGAAGGAGCCTGTTGACGAATGGGAAACAATTCAAGATGCCAACGGTTGCACTATGTTGCAAAAATTTTACGGCAATCAAGAGAGATATTCATTTCCATTTCAAATGATGGCGTATATTTCTAGGCTTGCAACGTTTAAACAAGCTGTAAAGGAAAACCCCCAAGCGACAATTTTCATCACGGAACGCAGTTTGGACACAGACAAGCATGTATTTGCTCAGATGTTGTTTGATGACAAAAAGATTGAAGACGTCAATTATCAGATTTACCGAAAATGGTTTGACACGTTTGCGCAAGAATATCCAATTGCTGGATTGATTTACGTGAATACTCTTCCTGAGATTTGTCATCACAGAATTATGAAACGTTCTAGAGAGGGAGAGGATTGCATTCCTCTGGACTATTTGCAAAATTGCGGAAATTACCACGACTATATGATGTCTGTTATGACCGATTCGCCAATCCTCCGGTTGGATGGAAACGTTGACATTTATCAAAATGCCGCAATTGTAAATGATTGGGTTGATAAAATTAAAGAGTTTATTTATTGCATTGAAGACGCAAAAGAGAAGCAAAACCCCATGTCTGTTTATCAATTTGCAGAGTATAATAGGCCATTCTAGGGAAAATTCCCCTATATTCATCGTCTAGTTTTAGTTCTTTTATTTTTTCTCACCTTTTTTGATCTGTTTTTTCTAGCCTTTTTTGTTTTTTTGGAGTTTTTTTTATTTTTT